TTGATTTTAATTGGCTAGAGGATTCATATGAATAAAAAAGAATTATCTAAATATTATCATCTTACAAATGAAATAAAAGATCTACAAGAAAAAATAAAAGAATTAGATCTAACACTAATATCAAGTCCATTATTAACAGGAATGCCACACAGTAATAAAGTAAGTAATCCAACAGAGCAAAGAAATATCCTTATCTTAGCTTTAAAGAGAAAATTAGAAATAAGAGAAGCCAAAGCTATGGAAGAATTAATAAAAATAGAAGACTACATATCTTCGATAGAAGACATCGAACTTAGACAAATATTTGATAAAAGATATGTTCAATTAAAAAGCTGGGAAGTCATAGCTAATGAAATACATATGAGCGAAAGAAATGTATTCAGAAAAGTTAGTAAATATTTAAAGGAGAATAAAGATGATAGAAAAGGTAACCAGATACATAAAACTACTTAGAAAATATAATACATTAGAAACAGAATATGAAGTTCTAAGAGATTATGTTAAAGAAAACAGTTTTAATAAATTAATAGAAAAAATCGGGGAGCCAGATAAAATAAAAAAATTAGAAGAAGATAATAAACGATTAAGATTAAAAGTAAAAGAGTATAAAGAATTATTAAACAAACAACCTGGAGAATCTTCACAAAGAAAGAAATTCATAGTTAATTGTAAGTAAAAGGAATTTATTATTCCTTTTTTCATTTTATTGCTAGATATTAATACATTTATCGGGTATTGTGTTATTTAAAGGATGTGATAGAATGAATTATACAATTTTACAAAACAAAATAAGATGTAAAAAATGTGAAGCCATAATTGAATCAAAGGATAGAAATGATTTTAGAATGTGTGACTGCAAAAGTGTAGGAGTTGATGGTGGAAAAGAATATTTAAGAAGGATTGGATCAGAAGAAGATTACGAAGAATTAAGTGTGGTAGAAGTTCCAATAGTAGATGTTGATGAAAAAGTGATTCGAACTATAAAAGAAGAAAATAGATTATTCTGTGACAAAATAAAGTCATATAAAAAGATGGAAAAAAGATATAACCGAACAATTCAATTGATAGAATCTTATATTGATAATGAAGGATGGATACAGGGAGGATTTTTAGAAGGAACAAAAAGAATACATATAGATAAAAATGGAATAGAAGCATGTAAAAATATTTTAAAAGAATTAACATCAGATATGATATAATATAAATATGAGGTAATATTAATGAAAAAAACTAAACTAACTGAAAAAGACTACACAGAGTTCTACAAAGCCATGTTATATGGAGATTTGTTGGATCCACTTAAAGTAGCCATTAAAACTGCATATCTAGATTTGTGCAGAACAATTAGTGGTTTTTCAAAAAATTCAGACCATGATGATATAATTAAAAATGCCAAAGATGAAATGAAAAAAGTAATTAAAGAATTACTACATCAGAACATAACTGAACAGGGAGATTTCGATGAATGGCACAAATGGGCATGTGATAAATTGATAAAAAGTTTTAGAAATCAAAAGTTCACCTATGGTCAAGCACAAAAATGGATAAATATGACATTAAAATACTTATCTATGTTTGATCACGAAAAAGTAGAAAAAGTATATGAATATTGTCATATGCCAATTGATAGCTACATAATAGAAGCAGTAGGAGAAGATTTTAAAACAAAATGGAGTAAGATAGAATCATATGAGCAATATTTTAACTATCAAAAGATGCTAAGAAATAAATATGAGAATAAAATCCTCTTAGATGTAGAATTTTATATGTGGATAAATGAAAAAAGAAAAATATATTAAAGTTGTCAGTAAATGTCAGTAGACTTTATGATAAAATGATATTGTAAGAGATTACCAGAACGGAGGTAATCTTTTTTTGTGTGAATAAAAGGAGTGACAACGATGCAGAAAACATGCTCGGTATGTGGAAGAATCCATGACTTTAATAAAGTATGCAAAAGGCCATCCAGGAAACATAATACAGAAGCTGGTAAGTTCAGAAGATCCTATAGGTGGTCAGAGAAAAGCAAGAGTATTAGAGCCAGAGATAAATATCTGTGTCAGGTATGCATAACAGGTAAATACCAGACTAACTATAGATATACATATAAGGACTTAGAAGTCCACCACATCATACCGTTATCAGAAAACTACTCAAAAAGGTTAGATAGTGATAACTTAATAACACTATGTAGATATCATCATGAGTTAGCAGAAACAGGTCAGATACCAAGAGAAGAACTACAAGAGATAGTGGCAAGGAAATAGAACATCCCCCCACCATCAAAGGTCAGTTCTTTTTTATTTTTTCTAGACCGACAGCCCACCTACATTCACACAATATTATTTTTTCCGTGAGTTTTTTGGAAAGTGAGGATAACAAATGAGAAGATATGAGAATGTAAAAGTATCCAAATTGAAACCATATGAAAACAATGCCAGAACTCATAGCCAGGAGCAGGTAGAAAAGATAGCTAACTCAATTAAAGAGTTTGGTTTTATTAATCCTGTAATAATAGATAGTGACTATGGAATCATAGCAGGACATGGTAGAGTTTTAGGAGCTCAGCTTTTAGGTATGGAAGAAGTTCCATGTTTATTCGTTGAAGATTTAACTGAAACACAAAAAAGAGCATACATACTAGCTGACAATAAGTTAGCTCTTGATGCAGGATGGGATGATGAAATACTAAAGCAAGAAATAAAAGCATTGGATGATTTGAACTTCGATGTATCTATAGCAGGATTTGATATTGATGACTTTGACTTCACACAGGAAGATATAGAGTTCCAGGAAGATGATTATGATGTAGAAGCTAAGCTACCAGAAATACCCAAAGCTAAGTATGGAGATGTCTATCAATTAGGAAACCATAGAGTAATGTGTGGAGATAGCACAAATCCAGATGATATAGATAAGTTAACCGAAGGAATAATAATGGATTTATGTGTAACGGATCCACCATACAATGTTAACTATGGCTCAATCAATGAATCAGGATATGGAAAAGAAAGAGAAAACGGAAATAAGATCTTGAACGATAATATGGATGATGAATCGTTCTATGGATTCTTATCAGCATTTTATGAACAAATGCTAAGAGTATTAAAAGAAGGTGGAGCATACTATATATTCCACTCAGATACAGAAGGATATAACTTCAGAAAAGCATTAAGAGATGCAGGAGGTCAAGTAAAACAAAATCTAATATGGGTAAAGAATGCACTTGTATTAGGAAGACAGGATTACCAATGGAAGCATGAGCCATGTCTTTATGGATGGAAGGAAGGAGCAGGACATTACTTTATAGAAGATAGAACTCAAACTACTGTGTTTGAAGATAAAGCTGACCTGGATAAATTATCCAAAGAAGAATTAAAAGAAATGATAGAGGAAATACTTGCAGATAAAATACCTACAACCGTAATACATGAAGATAAACCATTAAAGAATGATATCCATCCAACTATGAAACCAATAAGATTAATCTCTAGGTTGATAAAGAATAGTAGTAAACACGGAGAAAATGTAATTGATTTCTTCGGAGGATCCGGATCCACATTGATAAGCTGTGAGCAGTTAGGAAGAAATTGCTACACAATAGAATTAGATCCGAAATATGTAGATGTGATAATTGATAGATGGGAAACACTAACAGGTAAAACTGCAATCAAACTAATAGAAGGTATAGAAATGGAGGAAGAAAATGATAGAGAAAGTAAATCCAAGTCATCCAGATAAAATAGCAGATAGAATAGCAGGAGCTATTGTTGATTTAGCATATACCAAGAATAGAAATCCTAAAGTATCTGTTGAGGTTTTAATAGGACATGGAGAATGTCATGTAATTATAGAAACATCAGAAAACTTCACAGCAGAAGAAATAGATGCCATAGTTAAAAGAATTGGAGGTAATGTTGGATTAGATCTAAAAATAGTAAAGCAAGATGAACATCTGGCAAAAAACCAAGATGGAAAAATAAGATGTGGAGATAATGGAATATTCAAAGGAGTTCCATTAACAGAAGCTGAAATTAAATTATCTAGCTATGCTAAAGATATATATGCTAAGAATCCATTTGATGGTAAATACATATTAGATGGAGATAAACTAATAATTTGTCAAAGTAATACTGATGAGGTTGATATCTATGAGGAATATCCACAGGCAATAGTGAATCCATTAGGATATTGGACAGGTGGCATAAATGTAGATACAGGAGCTACAAATAGAAAACTTGGATCAGACATGGCTCAATCAGTTACAGGTGGAGGTCTTCACGGAAAAGACTTATCAAAAGCAGATGTATCAGTAAACATATATGCTTTTAGAAAAGCTCAAGAAACAAAGAAGACAGTGCAATTCAGTTGTGCTATTGGAGATGAAACGATAGATGGAAAACCATACAGCGAGATAGTAGAAGAAGCCAGAGAATATCTAAAAAAAGTTGGTGGATTTGAAAAGTTTGCTGAATGGGGATTATTCTAGGAGCTGGTAAAATGAATAAAATGTCGTTAAATGAACAAGCCCAGGAAATACTACGAATAGCTGAACAACATGGAGTAGAACAAAACTTCTTCTTCTTAACGACATTTAAAAGATACCAGGTGCAAATCCAGATCCTTAATGATTTAGAAAAGACCATAAAAGAAGATGGAACTCTGGTAACCAAAGAATATGTCAAAGGAAGAAAGAATGTTTATTCACATCCAGCAATAGCTGACTACAATAGAACAACAGATAGTGCTAATAAGACAGTTAGCACTTTAATGAAAATAATAATCTCATTAAGAAAAGATGATGTCACAGAAGAAGATGATCCACTGCTACAAATAATAGCAGGTGGTCGAATTGAAAAATAAAGCATATAAATATGCGAGTGATGTTGTTAATAAAAAAATAATAGCACCAAAGTATGTAATAAAACAGTGCCAAGAATTTTTAGATATAGCAGAAGGCAAGAATCCGAAGTATGTCATTAATAACAATAAAGTAAAACAAATAGAAGCAATCCTGAAGCTCTTGATAATGCCAAAAGGATTAAAAGCAGGACAATCAATTTATAAATGCTCTTGTGGATATCAATGGGTATTTTATATATCAATACTTTGTATCGTATATAAAAATAATCCAAATAAAAGAAGATATGAAACAGCAATACTTGAAATAGCTCGTAAGAATTTTAAAACTTATACGATAGCAACAATATTTATACTGTTGTTTTTATTAGAGCCAAAGTATTCTAAGTTTTATTCAGTAGCACCAGATGGATCATTATCTAGAGAAGTAAAAACAGCCATCGAAGAAACATTGAAATCAAGTCCACTAATATACATACATAAAGATAGCCGAAGATTTAAAATACTAAGAGATTACATTCAATTCAATTTAACAGAAAGCAGATACTATCCACTAAACTATTCATCAAGTAGGATGGATGGAAAACTGCCAAATGTATTCTTAGCCGATGAGGTTGGAGCATTACCAAATCCATATGCAATTGAATCAATGAGATCAGGACAATTAAATATTTTAAATAAGCTAGGATGTATTATATCAACTAAGTATCCAACATTTAATAATCCATTTGAGGATGAAGTTGGATATGCAAAAAGAGTACTTGATGGAATAGAAAATGATGAAACAGTATTCGCACTTTTATATGAGCCAGATGAAGACTTAATACAAAAGTGGACTACCAGTGATGATGTGTTAAAACAATCAAATCCGGTAGCATTAGAAATACCAGAAATATGGGAAGACTTAATTAAAAAAAGAGCCAAAGCCATAGCTGTAGAATCAGTAAGAGAAAACTTTCTGACAAAGCATTGTAATATTATCTACCAGGGAATGGGAACAGAAAGCTACATAGACATAAATGAGGTAATGAGCTGTAAGGTAGCAAAAATAGATTGGACAGGAAGAAAAGTATACCTAGGAGTAGACTTGGCAATGACAAACGATAACTGTGCAGTAGCAATGGTATCAGAAGAAGACAATGAGATATTAGCTGATGTAATAGCATTTATACCAGAAGGAAGGATAGAAGAAAAAAATAAGTTTGAAAGAATTAACTATAACGATTTTATAAAGCAGATGAAATGTATTTCATGTGGAAATAGGACAGTTGATTATGGAGTCATAGAAGACTTTGTATTCAACATAGAAGAAAAGTATAAAGTATCAGTTGTATCAATTGGGTACGATAGATATAATGCTTTATCTTCGGCTCAAAAGTGGGATAAGAAATATAACACAATAGAGGTAAGACAACATAGTGATACATTACATAGCCCAACAAAATTATTATATGAAAAAATCCTCGATCGCAAATTTAGATATGAGGAAAATAAATTATTAGAAATCAACTTTGAGAATGCAAGATGTACTTATGATACCAATATGAATAGGTACATAACAAAGAAAAGAAGTCAGGGAAAAGTCGATATGGTAGTAGCATTAATAAATGCAGTATATTTACTCCAAAAGGATGTATTCCTGGAGAATGATGACTTCTTTGTACAAGTTATAGAATAGGAGGTGGAACATGGGATTATTTAATATTTTTAAAAAAAGAGAAGATGAGATAGTAGAAGCACCAAAAGAAGAATCAGCAACAGATATGCTTTTAAAATCTATGCTAAGAGGAGAAAAGATAGATAAGGAAAAAGCATTATCGCTTCCAGCTGTATCAAGTGCTGTGGATAGAATTTGTAATACAGTTGCTATGATACCAATAAAACTATATAAAGAAACAATAGATTCTGAAACAGGGAAGAAAAAAGTAGAAGAAGTAAAATCTGATCCAAGAATTACAATGTTAAATACCGAGCCAGGAGATACACTTGATGCATATCAATTAAGGAAATCCTGGGTGCAAGATTATTTATTAGATAAAGGTGGATATCTTTTTATAGAAAAACAAAAAAATAAGTTTAAAAGTTTGCGATATGTAGATGCAGAAAACATAACAATAAATACTAACTTTGATCCAATCTATAAAGATATAACTTATATGGTAAATGGTAAAACATATGAAACATACAATTTTCTAACAATTCTAAGAAGCACCAAAAATGGTGGATCTGGAAGAAGTGTGATAAATGAAGTTTCAACAGCAATAGAGAATGCATATCAAACCTTACTATATGAACTTGGATTAGTTAAAACAGGAGGAGCTAAAAAAGGATTCATTACATCTCAGAGAAAACTTGGAGAAAAAGAAATAGCAATGTTAAAAAAAGCATGGGCTAACTTATATTCAAATAAAAGTGATAATGCAATAGTTCTTAATGAAGGCATGGATTTCAAAGAAGGATCCAGCACATCAGTAGAGCTCCAATTAAATGAAAGAAAGAAAACCTTACATGATGAAATAGATGATATTTTTCATAATAAGCCAAACTTTGATGAATTTATGAAGGAAGCTATTATGCCAATATTATGTGCTATTAAAACAGCACTTAATAAAGACTTTTTACTCGAGAAAGAGAAAGAGTCTTTTTATTTTGAATTTGATACTAGGGAAATAACCAGAGGAAATATCAAAGAAAGATATGAAGCATATAAGGTTGCATCTGAAACAGGATGGATAAGTAAAAATGAAATTAGATACCTAGAAGACTATGACAGCATTGATGGATTAGATGTTATCACATTGAATCTAGCCAATGTAGTATTCGATATAAATACAGGAAAGTATTACACACCGAATACAAATGCTCTGGCCGATATGAGTGAAAAGAATGGAGGTGGTGCAGATGAGAATGGAAGTCAGGAATGATCGAATAGTTATTGATGGATATGTTAATGCAGTAGAAAGAGAATCAAAAGTCTTATATGACACCAGAGGAGAATTTATAGAAAAGATCCGAGCTGGTGTGTTTCAAAAAGCATTAGAAAGAGCTGATAATGTAAAAGTTTTACTAGATCATGAAAAAGATAGAGAATTAGCTGATACAAAATCAGGGAAAGCAAAACTCTATGAAGACAATATAGGATTAAGAGCCATTGTCGAAATAGAAGATGCAGAAGTAATCCAGAAAGCTAAAGATAATAAACTTCGAGGTTGGTCATTTGGATTTTTATGTAATAAAGAAGATAGAAAAACAAATGAGGATGGAATCGAAGAAAGAACTGTCAGAGATTTAGATCTGTTAGAGGTATCAATAATTGATGATAGAAAATATCCAGCATATATCGGTACAAGTATCGAGATGAGGGATGAACAGGTAAGAATAGCTGAGTATAGAAACTCTGAATTTACAGAAATAGATATTAAAGATAGGCCTGAACAACAACCTGAAAAGGAAGTTGAAAAAATAGATTATTCAGAATATGAAGAAAGATTAAAAAAAGTAAAGGAGAGGATAGAAGATGAATCTAAAAACATTAACTGAACAAAGAGCTGATAAGCAAAATGAAATGGAAACATTATTAAATAAAGTGGAAGAAGAAAAAAGAGCTTTCACAGATGAGGAGAATGAATTATTCGCTTCATTAGAAAGGGATATTAATAGTTTAAGTCAAACTATTGAATCAATAAAAAAAGGCCGCGAATTGACTAAAGAGCCAGAGGCCGAAGAAGTTGAAGAAAAGAAAGAGGAGGAAGAAGAAGTGAAGGAAAATGAAGAAAGAGCTTTAAATGAAGAAAAAGTATTTGAGAAATATATTCGTGGGATATTAACAGAAGAAAGAGCCGATGTTAATTTAACAGTTGGAGATAATGGAGCAGAAACAATTGCTAAGAAAATTATCAAGAAAGTTTATGATATTTCACCATTATTAGAAAAATCTACTAAGTACAATGTAAAAGGAAAATTAGAAATACCATATTACTCAGAAACTAATAGTGCAAAAGTTAACATGGCATATGCTACTGAATTTGTATCATTAGAAAGTAATATCGGATCATTCGCTAATATTGAATTAACAGGATACTTAGCAGGAGCATTAGCTAAGATTTCTAAATCATTAGTAAATAATAGTGACTTCAATATCGTTCAAGAAGTTATTAACATAATGGCTGAATCTATTGCTGTATTCGTAGAAGGCGAATTAATTAATGGTACTGCAAATAAAGTAGCAGGATTAAAAGCCGGAGTAACATTATCAGTAACAACTGCTAGTGCAACAGGAATTACAGCTGATGAAGTTATTAAAACTAAAAGAAAAGTAAAACAAAGATTCCAAAAGAATGCAATTTGGATCATGAGTCCTGAAACATTAACAGCAATAGCATTATTAAAAGATGAAAACGGAAGATATCTATTACAAGATGATATCACTAATGACTTCGGATATACATTGCTAGGAAAACCTGTTTATGAATCAGACAATATGGATAATATTGGATCTGGAAAGACAGTTATCTATTATGGAGATATGTCAGGTCTTGCTACTAAGTTCGTAGAAGAATTAGAAATCGAAGTCCTAAGAGAAAAATATGCAGATCAACATGCTGTTGGTGTTGTAGCTTGGATGGAATTTGATGCTAAAGTAGAAGATGCTCAAAAGATTTCAAAACTTGTATGTAAAACAGGTTCTAATTAATACGAATAATTAGTTGTTCAGGCAAACCTCAAAGATAGGAGGAAACACTAATGAAAGTAAGCGATATTACTTATAATGATATAGCTGACTATATCAGATTAACAGAAGTCAGCCAAGAAGAACAAAACTTGTTAACCAAATTGATTGGTATTGCTAAAGCATTTGTAAAGGATAATACAGGAGTAGAAGACTTGGATGAATTTGATGACTTTGTAATAGTCATTTTTATTTTATGCCAAGACATGTATGACAACAGATCCTTATATGTTGATAAAACAAATTTGAATCATGTTGTAGAAAACATACTTGGAATGCACTCCGTAAACAACATATGCTAGATCCAGGTAAATACAATAAAAAGATATCTATATATCAAGTAGCACCAGGAGAAGATGATAGTGGATTTAAAACTTCCACTAAGACTCTTCTTCTTACTACCTGGGCTAAAGTTAAGACCACAAAAGGTTTTACTTTAATAGCCAATAATTCTGATTTTGAAAAAGCATATACCAATTTCACAATACGATATCCTAAAACACTTATAACCAGAGATATGTTAATAGAATTTAATTCTAAGACATACACCATAGAGTATTTAAATAATATCGATGAAGAAAATATCGAATTAGAAATACAAGCTAAGGAAGTGACTAAGTAGTGGCAGGATTTAGTCTTGAATTACCAACCGAAGTAGTTGGATCATTAAATAAACTTTCTGACAATGCAGAAGGAATGATGATGGAAATGACAAAAGCTGGAGCTCAAGTAGTATATAGAAACATTCAAAGTAATATGAAAAAAAGTTTTAAAACTACCAAGAGTCTAGAAAAAGGTTTAAAAGTAACTAAGTCTTATAAAACCAAAAGCGATGATGCTATTAATACCAAAGTCGGTTTTTACGGATACGATGATGATAAGGTACCAATACCATTAAAAGCATTAGCTCGTGAATACGGAACTAGCCGAGGAGAAAAAAAGAAACCTTTTATGAGAAAAGCTTTTAAAGATACATCAGGCATAACTGATGCAATGCTTAAAGTTCAGGAAAGGTATATAAAATGAATGAATATAAACTATTAAAAACTATTTTTGATAACTTCTCTGTCGATGGAATAAAAATCCCAGTGGAGTTTATTAAATATAAAGGAAATAGCAAAACATATGTAACTTATACATTTACTGATGATGATCCACAGCTATTCGGAGAAGATAAAGAAATTGGAAGTGTCATATCAGTTGATATAGATATCTATAGCGATGGTAATTATTTAGCGATACAAGATGCAATACAAATCATAATGGAAAACAATGAGTTCATAAGAACAGGATGTAGTCCAGATATGTATGAAGAAGATACAGGACTATACCATAAGACCATAGAATATGAAAAAGAAAGGATGCGATAAATATGGCAAGAATAGGATTAAAATATTTTAGATATGGAATATTAGATGAAGAAACCGAAACATACGATGGAGCATTACAATTAGGTAAAGCTGTCGATTGCAAAGTTTCATTAGATCTAAACTCAGCAGAATTATATGCTGATGATGGATTAGCAGAAAGTGATTACACAGTAAAAAAAGGAACTGTATCAATCACAGTAGATGAAGATGATGATACTACAATGTCTAATTTAACAGGGCATGAAATATCTCAAGATGGAGAAATAATTAGAAAAGATTCTGATGTAGCACCATATGTTGGATTTGGTAGAATTATCACTAAAGTAGTAAACGGAGCATACAAATATAAAGTTGAGTTCTTAAATAAAGTAAAGTTCAAAGATGCATTGCCAGATGAAAAAACTAAAGGAGAAAGTGTAGAATTTTCTACTACTTCATTAGAAGGCACAGTCTTAAAATTATCTGATGGATCATGGTCTAGAACAAAAACATTTGATACCTATAACGAAGCTATTACATACCTAGAAGGATTGTTAGCTAAACCAACACCATAGGAGAAATTAAATGAAAGATTATAAATTTGATTTTGAAGTTGATGATAAAAAGTACACATTAGTATTTAACTTGAATGTAATGGAATCAATACAAGCAAAATATGGAAGTGTACAAAAATGGGGAAAGCTAACAGATAGCAAAAATGGGGAGCCAAATGCGAAAGCATTAATATATGGTTTTTGTGAAATGATTAATGAAGCCATAGATATGGAAAATGAAGAAAACAATACATCAAAGCCATTTTTAACATTAAAGCAAGTAGGAAGAATTATTACTAAAGCTGGAATTCAAGAATCAGCTAAAGAATTAAATAAAGCTATTACAGAAAGTGTTAAAGATGAACACCCAAAAAACATATAGTCCACGAGGATGAATCCGAACAGATAGATTTCTCGTGGATTTTATTTGTAGGAACAAAACTATTGGGAATACCAAGAAAAGAAGTCGGAAGGTTAACCTACCGAACATTTAAAAATTTATACTACCATTACCAAAACTATTATGACTTTACTCTAAAACAAGTAAGTTATCAAAGATTAGAGGAATTAGTAATGGAAGATGAGGAATGGATAAAGTAGGAAGGAGGTAACATATGGCAGGATCATTCGGTGGATCAATAAAACTGACAGGAGAAAGTGAATATACCAGAGCATTAAAAACAATAACAAGTAATCTAACAGTTATGGCTAGTGAAATGAAGCTGGTATCTGCACAATATAATTCAAATGATAAGTCTATTGAAGCATTAACTTCTCGTAATAATGTTTTAAATAAACAAATAGAAGAAGGAAAAAAGAAGGTAGATGTTTACAGATCTGCATTAGAAGACTTTAAAACACAGCAAGATAAAAATGGAGCCAGTATCATGGAATTAATGGTTAAGCTGGAAAACGAAAAGAAAAAATTGGAAGAATTAAAGTCTAGTACATCAGCAACATCAGAAGAAATAAAAGCCCAAGAAAAAGTGGTAGCTAGTTTATCTGAAGAATTAGCTAATGGCGAAGCACAATATGAGAAAAATAAGATATCTATAAATAAATATCAGACTCAATTAAACAATGCAGAAGCAGATGTCGTTAAATTAACTAATGAATTAAATAGTAATAACGAAATGCTAGATAAAACAGAAAAAGGAATGGATGAAGCATCTGATTCTGTAGATGATTTTAAAGATTCTGAAAAAGATGCAGGTAGAGAAACCATAACCTTAGGAGATTTGATAAAAGGAAATCTTATAAGCGAAGGAATCATAGCAGGAATCAAAGGATTAGCAAGTGCTATGAAAAGTGTAGCTAGTGGATTAGTAAACATAGGAAAAGAAGCCATAAAAAACTATGCAGATTATGAGCAGTTGATAGGTGGAGTAGAAACTTTATTTAAAGATAGTGCTAATGTAGTTGAAGAATATGCTAATCAATCATATAAAACAGCTGGATTAAGTGCTAATGAGTACATGGAAACAATCACTTCATTTAGTGCAAGTTTATTACAATCCTTAAATGGAGATACAGCTAAAGTTGCTGAAGTTGGTAACATGGCCGTAATAGACATGGCTGATAATGCAAATAAAATGGGTACAAGTATGTCTATGATCCAATCAGCATATCAGGGATTCGCAAAACAGAACTATACAATGCTTGATAACTTAAAGCTTGGATATGGTGGTACGAAAACCGAGATGGAAAGATTACTTAAAGATGCCACAAAAATAAGTGGAGTAAAATACGACATAAAGAATTTAAATGATGTATATCAAGCTATTCATGTAATCCAGGGAGAACTTGGAATCACAGGAACAACCTCAAAAGAAGCAAGTACAACTATATCAGGATCCTTAAGTTCGATGAAATCAGCATGGCAGAATTTACTTACAGGAATAGCAGATGATAATGCTAATTTTGAAACTTTAATAGGAAACCTTGTTGATAGCATCATGACATTTGCAGATAATATTGTTCCAAGAATAGAAGTTGTTATGGATGGATTAGTAGATTTGATATTAGGCCTAGCAGATACATTACTTCCACAGGTATTAGAAATTGGTGTTAATTTAATTCAAAATTTAGTATCAGGAATAACTAACAACATAGGAAATCTAATGGCTACGGTCAACCAAATGATAACTACAATACTAAATGCACTTATTCAGATGTTACCACAAATACTTCAAGCTGGAATCCAAGTAATTGTATCATTGATAACCGGAATAGCCCAGGCATTACCAACATTGATACCACAAATAGTTGAAGCTGTAATGTTAATGGTAGAAACATTAATAAATAACATAGATTTAATCTTAGATGCTGGAATACAATTGATAATTGGCCTAGCAGAGGGATTAATTCAAGCGATACCAATACTTATAGATAAAATACCAATCATAATAGATAAACTAATAAATACTATTATTAATAATCTACCAAAACTATTAGAAATGGGTATCACATTAATAGTAAAACTAGCAGAAGGATTAATAAAGGCAATTCCTCAGTTGTTATCTAAAATCCCACAAATTATCACATCATTACTAAATGGTATAAAAAATTATTTTAGTAAGATGGTCTCTATCGGTGGAGAATTACTTGGAAAAGTAAAAGAAGGAATAACAAAAGGAATATCCGGTATGTTGGATGTAGGAAAAAATTTGGTACAGGGATTATGGAATGGTATCAATAATGCTAAGAATTGGGTACTTGATAAAATTAAAGGATTTGGTAAATCTATATTAAATGGAATCAAATCAATATTCGGAATTAGTTCACCATCAAAAGTATTTAGAGATGAAATTGGTACCAATTTAGCATTAGGTATTGGAGAAGGATTTGAAAAAGAAATGGATAATGTATCTGGCATGATGGAAGATGCAATTCCTAAAGATTTTGATGTAGGTGTAAATACAAATTACGATGGATTAAATATAGAAGGAAATACTTATTCAAAAGATGTGTTAGTAGATGCTTTTAGAGAAGCATTAGATGGAATGACATTCAAAGCATTTGACCAGACATTTGGAGAATTAGTAATTGATAATGTAGAAAAGGTGGTGTATTCATAATGTTAAGTATAAATTGGAATGGAATAAATAGCGATACAATTGATGGTTTAATCATATGTGAATTGCCACCTATAACAAAACCCAAAATGAAGACCACAATTACAAAAATAGATGGTCGTGATGGAGATATCATTGAAGAATTAGGATACGAAAGTTATGTAAAAAATATAAGAATAGGATTAACCAGAAACTATGATATAGATGAAGTAATAGAATACTTCACCGGATCCGGAGAATTGGTAATGTCTAATGAGCCGGATAAAGTATACAAGTGCAATATCCTGGATAAAGTAGATTATGAAAAATTGCTTAGATTTAAAAAAGCTGTAGTTAAGTTTTATACACAGCCATTTAAATATTTAAAAGATGAAGCAGAAATAGATCTAACTATTGGATCTGAAACATCAATAGGAGTTAATAACCAGGGAATAGAAAAGTCAAAACCGGTAATCACACTATATGGATCTGGAACGATAGAATTAAAAGTTAATAATGTAGTAGTATTCGAATACACATTCCCAGAAGGAGAATCAGAAGTAATAATTGATAGTACCGAAGAAGAAGCATACTTAAATGGAGAATATAAGAATAGAAATATGACAGGAGAGTTTCCTGTTTTTTCTTCAGGTTTAAATATTATAAGTTGGACAGGATCATTAACAAGAATAAAAGTGCAACCAAAAAGTAGGTGGTTGTAATGATAAAAGTATATGATTCAACAGAAACACTTTTTAATCATAATGGCTTGAAGATATTACATCCATTAAAAGCAGAAGTTTATATAGAAGATAATGGAGAATACTACATAGATATTGAATCTAAAATTGAAGATAAAGATTATCTAGAAGAAGGGATGATAATTAGAGCTAATACTAGATGGGGAGAACAGGGCTTCAGACTTACAAATCCAAAAAGAAGAAATAATAGAATCATAGTACGAGGAAATCATTTATGGAAGGATTCCTCTAAGTATGTAATTGTCAATTCATATGTGGATACGAAAGATTGTAATGATGCCCTAGACCACATTAATAATGCATGTGATTCTGCTACTCCTTTTAATACTATTTCAAATATTAATAGATTAAACTCTGTAAGAATAGTTAGAAAAAGTCTAGAGGAAGCAATAGCAGTATTAGTGGAAAAATGGAATGGACATATCTATAGAGATAATTGGACAATAGGAATAATGGATAGACTAGGCCAAGATAGAGGAATAACAATAAAGTATGGTAAAAACTCTAAAGAAATAGAAGCCAAAGAGAATTGGGATGATGTAGTAACTAAAATGTTACCGGTAGGATATGATGGAATTACACTACCTGAAATATACCTAGAATCAGATATTCAATACGATGTTCCATATACTAAAGTTATTAAATTTGATCAGGATATTGATCCAGAAGCATATAAAGATGAAGAAGGAAACCTTGATGAAGAAGCATATACAACAGCTCTAATTCAAGATTTAAGAAGACAGGCTACGTCATACTTAGTTGAAAATCAATACTTCAAATGCAACTACAAAGTTAAAGCAGAAATTAATGGAGTTGTAGATTTAGGAGATGTAATCGTTGTAGAGCATGAAAAACTTGGAATCAACATTAATACAAATGTTATAGCACTAAGATATGACTGCATAAGAGATAAGTATATAGAAGTTGAGTTCGGAAACTTTACTTCAAAATTAAAAGATTTAATTAAGAAAATAAATAGTGACACCATCGAGGAAATCACTCAGGCAAATGAAGTGGTAAAAGTAAAATTAGAAGATGAACTAAATTCAGCTACTTCTAAAATCTGGGGAAAACTTGGAGATAGCTATGTAATATATGAAGGCAATAGAATACTTGTTGTGGATAGGTTACCAAAAGAAACTGCTACTAATGTAATGATGATAAATGCAGAAGGAATTGGATTTTCAAACACAGGAATCAATGGAACCTTCTCATCAGCATGGTTAATTGATGGAACACTTGATATGCAAAACATTAATGTAATAAATATGACAGCATCACTTGTTAAAGGTGGAACATTTAAAGTAGGAGCTAGAGTTAATGAAGCCGGAAGAATAGAAATATACAATGTTGCCAATGTCTTAATCGGAACATTCGATGAAAATGGTATATGCATATATGGAACAGATGGAAGCCGAGTAATTATAAATCCAGATGAATTCGCAGGATATGATTCTCAGAACAATAAAATATTCTGGATGAATGGAGATGAGTTCCATATGAAAAAATCAGTAGTAGAAGAAGAAATAACAATAGCTAGTAAATTGAGAATAGTTTCAATATCCACCGGAGATAATGTTGGTATTGGATTTGTTGCATTAGTATAGGAGGTAATATTATGTCGACATTAATTAAAGAAGCCACATTAACAAATATTGATGCAGGATCATACTCAGATTGGTATAAGATGAAGGTTGAGATATGGCTAGATAGTCAATCAATAGAAAACAATACTTCGACCATAACAATTAAAAGATTTTATGCTACACAGAAAGCTAGTGCAGGATGGTATAAATTTACTTCTCCTAAACTTAGAAACTATCTAAGTATAAATAATGGATCCTGGACAGATTTAGGTTATACAGCAATAAAAGAACTTCCACAAAACCAGGCAGGAGTGTGGAAACAATTTGGATCTTGGTCTGGAACAATTAATCATAAAGATGATGGAACACAGGTAATAAATGTAAGAACAACATTCAGACATGATACATCATTATCATCATATCCATATATGTCTAAAAATGCAGATCTAGATACAGGTAACTTTAATCTACCAACAATAGCCAGAGCATCAGTACCAACATTGTCAAATTCGAGTTTTAATATAGGAGATTCAATAACTATTAACACTAATAGATTTTCATCAAGTTTTACACATACAATTAGGATTGCATTCGGAAGTTGGATTAAAACATTAGCAACAGGAGTAACCAATAGTGCAACCTGGAGTACCAGTAGTGATGCTTCAAGTTTGTATGCACAGGTACCTTCAGCAAATAGTGGCATCGGAACAATATATGTAGATACATATAGTGGAAGCACTTTGATAGGAACAAAAAGTATTGGATTTACGGCTAAAGTAACTAACTCAAATCCAACATTTAATAGCTCACAGGTAACATATCAAGATACCAATAGTACAGTTGTGGCAATAACAGGAAACAATCAACATATAGTTAGAAACAAATCAACATTAAGAGTTGTTTTCACAAATGCGACAGCCAAGAACTCAGCTACTATTAGTAGATATGAGATAACCTTTAATGGAAGCACTCAAACTAAAACAACAGGATCAACAATAGACTATGGTGTAATAAATCTCGGAAGCAATACCTCAGTATCAGTTAAAGTAATTGATAGTAGAGGAAATGCAACCACAGTAACTAAAACTATTACAATATTAGATTGGGTAAATCCAACAGCTATTATAAAAGCAGGAAGGGTAAACAATTATGAAAATACAACAAAGATAAAAGCACAGGTAACTATATCAAGTGTTAATTCAAAAAATGCGATAACAGAATTAAAGTATAGATATAAGAAAACGAATACATCCACTTGGGGAAGTTATGTATCATTTAGTAATAATGTAGAAACGAGTGTAAGCATAGATAAGAATTATGCTTGGGATTTTCAAGTATACATTGTTGATAAATTTGGAAATACAACATATAACTTCACAGTAGCCAAAGGAATGCCAATTATGTTTTTTGATATTAACAAGATATCAGTCGGAGTAAACAAATTCCCTATAAATAATAATTCATTAGATGTAGATACAATAAATGGTAAATCGATTTTGAATCTAACATATCCAGTAGGTTCTATTTATATGTCAGTAAACAGCACGAATCCAGGAACATTATTTGGTGGAACATGGGTGCAGTTACAAAATAGATTTTTATTAGGTGCTGGAAGTTCATATTCAAATGGAGCAACGGGTGGTTCAGCAACAGTTACACTGAATGTGAATCAAATACCAGCCCATACACATACCCAAGCAAGTTGTACTGATCCAGGAAACCATAGCCACTATATACCAAATGCGAGAAGTACATCATCAAGTGGTTCTCCACCAAAATTTGAGAGTTGGCCAACATGTACAAGTACTTCGAGAAATCACTATACAGATGGAGCAGGTTCTCATACTCATACTATTACATTAAATAGCACAGGTGGAGGTCAAGCTCATGATAACATGCCACCATATTTAGTAGTTTATATGTGGAAAAGAACTGCATAGAAAGAAGGGAGAAAAATGAAACAAATAATTAATTTTATTACAGGAACATTACTTACAACAGTAGTGTTTTTTTTAGGTGGGTTTGATATAGCACTTCAAACCTTATTAATATTTATTGCTTTGGATTACATAACAGGTGTATGCCAAGCAATTCATAATAAGAAAGTAAATAGTTCAATTGGAGCCAAAGGAATCATAAAGAAGGTAGGATTTTTAATAGTTGTGGCTATGGCAGTGAGATTAGATCAAATAGTTGGAGATACAGGAGCTATTAGAAGTCTTGTTATTTATTTTTTTGTAGCAAATGAGGGAATATCAATATTGGAGAATTGGGGATCTATGGGATTACCATTGCCAAAGAAAATATTTGATGTATTAGAACAAATAAAAATTGAAAAAGGTGGTGGTAACGATGAACGAGGAAAATAAAGAACTTGAAAAAGTAGAAGAATTAGAAACAACAGAAGAAGTTGAAATAGTAGCAGAAGAAGATCCAATATCAATTGAAGAAGATTGTGAAGGATTTGATTCGGAGGAGGAAGAATAATGGGATATACACTAAATAATATTAAAAAGAGTCCTTTTAAAGGTTTGAACTCATCTTATATAAGCTCAGACTTTGGAAAAAGGATTTTTTATAACTCTGTAACTAAAAAGACAGAATCAGGATATCACTATGGTATAGATATGACATCAGGAACTACAATAGTAGCTACTGCTAAAGGAAAAGTAACAGCATGTAGAAATACAATTAAAGGATATACAGAATTCTATGCCTCAGGAAACTATGTAACCCTTTATCATGGAAACAATATTTATACTACATATTGCCATATGAAATATGGAAGTGTAAAAGTAAAAGTAGGAGATATTGTATCTGCAGGACAAGAACTTGGAACAAAAGGTAGTACCGGGCATTCAACAGGAGCTCATCTTCACTATGGTGTAAAAGTAAATGGAAGCTGGGTAGATCCAAAACCATACCTTACAGGATCTAAATCATTACCACAATATGGTGGATCCGTAAGCCCTGATAAACCAAAAGGAAAACTAAAATATGGAATTGGAGATAAAGTAAAGTTTACAGGAACATTATATAGAGATAGCTACGGAAATGGAGCAGGTCAAACCAGAAAGAATTTAGATGCTGTGATTTATTTAATAAATGAGAATGGCAAATGCCCATATAATATTAACCACGGATTAGGATGGGTAAAAGAATCCGATTTAACTAGCTCATCAACAGCTGAAGAAGGAAAATACTATACTGTCCAAAGAGGAGATACATTATGGGGAATAGCCAAAAAGTTCTATGGAAATGGAAGTAAGTATCCAGAAATAGCAAAAGCTAATAATATAAGTAATCCAGATATTATACATACAGGTCAAGTATTATTAATACCATAATAAAACCCAGGTTTAATCCTGGGCTTTTTTTGTTGTTTCAAATATCATGGGATCTTCCTGAATCATTCTGAGATTATATTTATTATCGAGAACATTAACAAAATTATCATAGTTAATTCTCTTGCCAATAAAATAACCAGAAAGAGTTTCAACTGCTCCATTAACTAACCCTTCAAAGGATCCTGACCAGATGGAATTATATTCTATACCTTTAGAAATATATAGGGCTATAAATTCATCAATTAAGTATCTGTGGTCATTAAGCCAGGAATCCAGACACTTATAGAAGGGAGTAGATATTTCTTTCCATTCTTCATCCGAAACATCATCAAAGTCATCTCTCAATTTAATTGCTTTTTCTTTCATTATTGCTCTGTTCTAAATCTTAATGGATTTTCTTTGATAACAATTAACCCGTATTTTATTCTCAAGCATTTTCTGATTTTTTCTTTTAGATTTCCTGAAATTTGATATTCACAATTTAACATGGCAAGAACATCATTTATAAACGAATCAAAAGTATCAGAATAAAAGGCATTTAACTGATAACCAGAACTAATATAGAAAGCACACATATCAGGAATAACATAATCCAACATATATGTTTTAAATCTATTAAGATGTGGCTCATTATATTTTTGAAATTCATGATCAGAAATGTCTTCTCCATTATTTCGTCTAAACATTTATACCTCCTTCCTGTATGGTTCTTTTGAATGATAAAATGCTACATATCGTGCATATTTATAACCTGAAGGATAAACCAAGAATCCAGATAATCCATCTACAGTGAAGAAACCACAATGAACACAATCGGTTTCATCAATAAATAGCTCGTTTGTGATTTTTTCAATATTTAAATTATCACACAAAAAGTTATTGATAAAAATATTATATTCTTCATCAGAAAGAATAATAGTTTTAGCAATGATGAAATTCATTTCAAATCCTAAATCAGGACATGAATGAAACAATTTAAAATATTCTTCAGCTGTTGAACATTTTCTATAAAATAATGCTTTATTCATAAAAGGCCTCCTAGGTTGTGTCAATGTTAACTCTTAATTGGAAAAAAGTGTAGTATTTTGTAAAATATTCCGTAAATTATTTAAAAGTCAAAAAAGTATAAAAAAAGTGTGATATAATATTTAATGAGTTAGCACTTATTTATATTAAAATAGGGAGAGGTAAATATGGGTAAAGAAGCACTTTCAAGAATTAAAATAAATAACAAATTAGAAAAAGATGGACAGGCAAATATTAGCTTAGAGTTGCATACTAGAATAGAAATACATTGTAAGGAAGATTTGGATCAAATAGATGAAGAATATGTTAATAGTCGTAATGGATTTGCTGATTATATTTTAAAAGATGAGTATAATAGACCATTACTTGTATTAGAAGCAAAAAGAAGTCGAATTAATCCATTAAGTGCAAAAGAACAAGCAAGAGATTATGCTGAATCACTCGGAGCTAGGTATGTTATTTTATCAAACGGAGAATTAGATTATTTGTGGGATCTTGAGTCTGGTAATCCTAAGATAATTACAGAATATCCTACATATGAATCATTAAAATCATACATAAGTGTTACTAAAGATATTTCCTCCCTAGATGACTTGGAAATAGATGAATACTATGTCGCTACTTCTCAAGAACCTAATTTAAAAAGTAATCCTTTTTGGAATTTAGATGATAAAACAGAACTAAATGAATATTGTCATAGAAAAGAATTAAGAATATTAAGGCCATATCAATTAGAGGCAATTAATTCAGTAAGAGAAGCAATTAAAGATGGTAAAGAAAGATTTTTGCTAGAGATGGCAACAGGTACAGGAAAAACATTAACATCAGCAGGAATAATAAAAATGTTTATAAGAAGTGGATTGGTTCATAGAGTGTTATTTCTTGTAGATAGAATAGAATTAGAAAATCAAGCAGAATTCAACTTTAAAAGATATTTATCTAAAGATGGAATAAAAACTGCAATATATAAAGAGGAAAGAGATTCTTGGTGTAGTGCTCAGGTTGTTGTAAGTACAGTACAATCTTTTACTTTAAATAATAAGTATAGAGATATTTTTACTCCCACTGATTTTGATTTGGTTATTTCTG